CCAGCTATTATTTGATCCTTGTATTTTTCGATATGTTCCCATTCACTCATGCGACCTCCTTTCCCTTATATTCTTGGATATGTATCAAATCCTCGATTGTTGATTCACTTTGACACTCAGGGCAATACATCTCCCAATCTGTATCAAAATGCCATTCGTTTGCCTTGACAACTAGATTTACATGCCAGTCATCAGAACCACATTTCTTGCAAACATGGAATTTGCTTACTTCTTCTATAGTTATTTCTATGCTCATGCAACCTCCTTAATTGTTTTATCTAATATTTTACCGAAAGATTCAGACGAAATCTTAATGGCCTCAATCAATTTATTACGATTGTATGCATCGATCTTGTACTGCATTAATGCAATGTTGGCAATTAGATGTCTGATGTTGTCCTCGGTGAAACCGTTACGTTCCATCTTGGTCAATGTTAATTCTATGGATGATGGATCATTGAGATCAGCATATCCATCTTTAGCTAAGACATGACACTTATCATATCTCCACTTTGCTGAACCAAGTGATGGGTGATTGTGACGTACACAAATCTTAGTGCCATCTTTCCGATTAATTAATAACCGATCACCATTTGGCATAATTTGACCTTCAGCCAGAGGATCAGTTCTTTTAGCCTCATTACTTTTTTTATACATATTGTCTCCATTTAGGGGGTATCAGAGTACCCATTGGTTAATAAAAAGCCAGTCACGGTATCCCTGGAGAGAATTTTTTTCCTAAAATACCGTGATTTGCCTGTTTTACAGAGTATCAATGTTTATTGCTTGATCAATGACCTTTTGCTTATGGATCAATTTATTAGACATTAATGCATCCAGACTTCCATCCAATACTACATGATGGACAATGACATGTGATGCTTTTTCGTCTGCACCAAGTCGAGCAACTCTACGCTCGGCCTGATCCATTGATGCTGGTCTCCAATCAAGTTCTGCGAATACAACCGAGGTGCAAAATCCTGCATCCTCAGTTCCTGTTAATGTTATACCAACTCCTCCGGCCTCGATATTCAATACAATAACTTTGCAGTTTGAATCGTATTGAAATGAATCAACTGAGGCTTGCTTTTGCTGACTTGTATTCGTTCCTGAAAATCGAACAGGGTTCAAATTTTCTTTCTTGAACTTATCCATCAACCCATCTATTACATCGACATGATGTGCGAAGACGACAGTCTTTCCTCTGGAGTCCTGAACATTCAAGACATGTTCCGCAACATATGGAATCTTACATACTCCGACTCTTTTTCTAGCCTTGGATAATTCTCCAAATGCTAACCGGAGTCCACTTCTCAGTTGTTTAATCCGAGATTCAATATTTTCATCCATACTTTTTTTTGCTTCCTCAAGGTCTTCCTTGATTTTCTCATGCGTCTCATAAGCTTGTTGTTCAGCATGAATCAATTCAGCATTACCATTTACCGGAAGGACAATTGCTTGTCTTCTGATTGCTGGTAACTGGTCAAGAACATCATCGGTTCTACGTCTCATCATAAATGATGATCGAAGTTTTACTTGTAACTCATCCAAATGATTTGCTCCTGTTAAGTCCCATCCACCCCAACGATTCTTGTGGCCTTCACAATAACGCTCGTGAAATCTGTGCCAGTGACTACCAAGGCCATTAGGATCACATGCCTTTACTAACGTCCATAATTCTGCTGGCCGATTTATTAAAGGTGTTCCGGTTAGGAAAAGCTTTCTACCTTTAATAGGTTTGAAATCTCCTCCGCCTAATATTGCTTGTGTTCGTTTAGCCTTTGGTGACTTGAGATAGTGTGCTTCGTCGATTACGATTAAATCCCAATTAATTTTATCAATGGCTTCCCGATGTTTGGGAAGGATGTCATAATTTATTATTGACGTATTCGTTTGATCAAGCTTAGAGGGATCTAATTTCTTTTCACCATCAATTCTTTGAACTGAAATATTTTTTGCTGACCATTTACGAATCTCACGTTCCCAATTAATCTTCAATCCAGCCGGACAGACAATCAAATATCTTGGATTAGGATTCTTTAAGATATTCATTATCATCACAGTTTCAACTGTTTTTCCGATACCCATTTCTGAAGCTTCGAGTAAACTTTTGTAACCGTCCCTAGTCCTTTGTTTCCACCATTCGAGAAAAGCAAATTGGTAAGGTTTATATTCTAACTTATCTGGAGATTCTAATTCCAGTTTATCTTTTGGATATTTAGCATCCGACATGTCGTATGCCTGTTGATCTTCCCACTTCTTTTGTTGAAGTTGATGGAAAATGGAATCCCTCAAGTTGTCATCACCAATCAAAGTAGCTAACTCATTAGCACATTCAAGATCATCAGTCCACCAGTCTTTTGTATCTCTATTAAATTTGAATCCACATTCTTTTACGACATCTTTAGTCTCTTGCGAATATACAAAGTTGGCTATAAATATTCTGTTGTGCTGAGTTATTTCAATAACATTCATATTGTCTCCCTCTCATTCATATACTGTTCAAGTTGATCGAACAATCTATCAAACTCCTCATCACTTATGTCCAGAAGTTCTTTTGCGTCCTGAGTATAGTGATTTGCAAATTGATAAGCTAGTTCAAAGTAAAATGTAATGTCGTCGGATATCATGTTACCTCCCTTAACACTTTATGTTCTGGTGGGAATCCCACAGTTTTATTAGAAAAATAGACACAAGTACAAAACTCTGTTTCTTTTTCTATTTCAAAAACTTCTGACATTTCATATGTAAGCATCTCATCCGATTTATCTGGATCAGCAAAATCATCTCCTTCTAAATCTATAAGATCACCTTCTTTTAGATTCTTTACCATTACTCTTCTTCTCATAGTGTCCCCTGATGCTCGGACGACTGTTGCCAGTCGCCCGAAGGTTTTAGTTATAGACAATAGGATCATAGTCACAGAAATCATCGAAGATCTCATGTAAGTATTGTGTCCGCATTGCCTGATCATTGATTGGAATAGGTTTCTTGTCAGTCCCTTTAGTCCCTGCTGTAGTAAATGCTGAGAATGCACCCCATGCATTTTTCTCATGGCGGAACTCAACAAATTGTGAGTCATGCCATTCTTTTAAAACAGGGTATACAAAAGATGTGGTAATAACTGCTTTCTTTTCCTTACCCTCTTTTGTAACATCCAAAGACCGACACACCAGATCATGCATTTGCTTATCAGTGACAGGAGTGTCTTTATATAAACGATACCGACTTTCAAAACTGTCAACTTGATTAGCCAGTCTTCCTAGTGCATCATCCAGCAACTGAGGCATTTCTAGATGTATTTTACTGGTATGCTTCCTACCTCTTCTTTGTCCTCTCCCATTCTCGTGACCGAAATGCATGAGATTCCCGAAGAATGCCTGATTATCACATACCATGGTTCTTGTCCCTCCATTCACGTTTGCCAAAAACCTCATATTATTAGCATTTCTGGCAATGATCTGGAGTTTGACATCTCCGTCGAGGATTAACCCATTTGTACTTTGGGTTGTTTTAGTGACGATGTCCATGAACCCATAAAATTCCTCACCGTCTTTTGAAACACCAAGTTCCGGTTGTCCAACTAAAGATATGAATCCAGATCGACCAACTGCTTTCTCAATGGATTCAAGAAAGTCAATGTGCTTGATTGGTTCATGTGTATCAGACTTCGGTTTTGCTGGTATCATACTTAATTCTTGCCGTGATACTGAATCACAGGTGCTTAACATTAATGACATAATTACCTCTTTAAAAGGTTTAAAAACCAACAGACAGGATTGCATGTTGGGGTAAGGAATCCTTACCAAGAGTACACCAGAAGTGTACTCGTACTAAGGACTTAATGATGGTAGTTAAGGACATCGTAGGCTTGTCTCCTTTCAATGAGCCTGTATTGATTTAACTGGTATGCTATGGTTGACTACTGGTGCATTGATTCGCCAGAATCGAGAAACTAGCAATGTCAACCCCGGCCTTGCCCCTTAACTACCGTTGATCAGATAATGATGCCTTCGCCTTTGCAGGTTGGGCAATCTGGATTAATGGCCTGACCTCCGAACTCTGACTCAATACCACAGTCATCGCACCCATGGGTGTCATTCCAAATCAATTCTGCTTCATACTCAACATCATCTAAAGCTTGATCGAACTCTACCAACGTGAAAGGGAATTGTAGTGTGTGTTCGTCAGTTCCGTAATCAACCCCTTCAACTATTGAGCCTACGGTTACTGTGCCTCCTGAATTGTACAATGGATCATTAATCAATTGAAGTTCCAATCCCTTACAATCCCATTCTTCATTTAACCGTCCTTCAAAGGCGAACCATGCACCACAATTGGTGTATTTGTATGTTGTACGTTCAACGTCTTTAATAGTCTCTTCACCGAATCCACGTTCACGCATGAATTCATACATGTTGTTTACCCTCATGTTTTATCTCCTGTAAAAGTTTAAATTTGTGTCCGGCCTTGATGCGAGGTCGTCGGCCGATCTATCATAACTATCATCTATCAAAATTTATTTTTGAACAAAAAAAATCAGATCCGATCTGGCGGTCAAACCAAATCGAATCCAATTAATTATGTTACATTAAGGTCAGGGTATTTTCTACC